ACCTTTATGACCAATCAATACTTGGTTTGGTGGGAAGTATGGGTCACGATAAACTTGGTAACGACCAGCTAAAGTACCTACTCTTTCAATACCCATGTTATATTGGTCTTGCTCAGGAGATGCGTTAGATACGTGGAAGTATTCTAAGTCATCAAAGATAGCTGAAACTTCAGAAGAAACAACAATACAGTTAGATCCAACACGAAGAGTTGACTTGTGGATTTGTGCAGATAATTGGTTGATTGCTGTAATCAAAGTTTGGTTCCAGTCTTTCTGAGTGTAAGAAGTTGTGTTTGACAGTCTTCTCCATCCGTTGTAGTCCCAACGTAAGTTCCAAGCTGCACCTTTACGTAAATCACGAAGGATTTCACGGTCAATTTCAGCCGCAACTTGTTCAGACAATAAAGCTGTTAATTCAGCTTCAGCGTCGATGTTGTGGAATGCTGCAACGTCTTGAGCTAATTCAGGAGACCATTGTGCTCTTAACTTTCTTTCAGTAACTGTAACAGTTACAGATTGAAGGTCGAAAGAAACTTCACCAATTTTGTCTTCGAATTCTAGCTCTTCGTAACGTCTGAAGAAAGTTGTGAATGAACCACCAGAAGTGATACCTGTGCTGTTGCTTGATTATAGTTAGGAGTAACAATTCCTTGACCATATTTTTGAGTAACTACTCTGAACAATAAAGGTCCAGTAGAAACTGTACATGGAGAAGTTGTAGCAATTCCTAATCCTGAGTCTTTAACAATAACAAGGTCAGACAAGAAAGATTCTGTGTCATACTCGTTACCATCAGGACCAATCATTTTACCAACACCTGTGTTAGCAAAACCACACATTTTCAATAATACTTTTCTAGTGTTACCGATATATGCTGGGTCGTTTACATTGTCAGCATTTACTAATGCTCCGTTAGACCATTTAACAACACCTGCAGCAGTTTCGATGATTTCGAAACGACCTTTAGAGTAGTCAAACAATCCAGGTGGGTCAAGAGCTGCTTCGTTTCCTTCGTAGAACAAATCGTAAAGGTTTTTAGCATATGCTCCAGAACCTGTGTAACCTGCTTGTGGGTCACCAGGATAGTTTCCAGGAGAACCGATTGGTGCGTAGTGGTCACCACTTGAAGTTGAAGTAGCACCTGAATATCCTTGAATCTTAGGTACGAAGTAGAACAATTTACCGATTGGTAAGTTCATAGCTTGTACAGAAACGATATCGTTTGCTAATAATTTAGAGAATACACGTCTAACGATTGGGAATACAACAGTTTCGAAAGAACCTGAAGACCCGTCAGAAGTAGCTTCGTTAATCAAATGTGATGCTTGGTTTTCATATAACTGTGCAACATTTTCTTTTAGGTGGCCTTTAAGACCTTCAAGGAACCCTAATTTGTCCCATTTGCTGATAGTATCTTCTTTGATAACTTTAAGGTGTTTTAACCCGATGTTACCAACAAGACCTGATTCTAATAATGCTCCCATTTTTTTTGGTTGTTTTATTTTTTAGTTTATTTTTTATTTTAATTTTGACATCAAATCTTTCATTCTCATAAATTGAGGATTCTCGTAAGTTTTAGACTCAATCAAGTTAACTGCTGAACCTGTGTTTTGAACGTTTTCAATTTTACGTTCAATTGATTCGTTCATTGGTTGACTTGTTTTAATTGAAAGTTCATCTTTGATTGTCTTGTACAAATTTTTAGATTCTTTAAGAGACTCCACACCGTCAAATCTTTTCAAGATGTTAATTTTTTCTTGTTTAGATGTTGAGTGTTCAGTGAACAAACGAGTTGCGTAAGCTAAGTTTGAATTAAACACAGCCACTTCGTTTAGTTTGTTTCTGAATACGTTAAGTGCTTTTCTGTACTCTTCATTTTTCTCTCTTAGGATTTGTACTTCCTCACCGTATACGCTCTCTTTGATTGGGAATTCTAAATTTCTGTTAGGAGTGATTCCTTTTCTTAGACCACGACCTTTTTTAGAACCCGAAGCATAAGTACGAGACGCTTCTTTTGTTTCGGCTTTTTTACCTTTTACTATTTTCATTTTACCATCAAGAGTTTCGTCATCTTTGTACACGTCAACTTTTTTAGCTGAACCTGTGCCCATAGTTGTGTTTGCTTTCTTTCTTTTTGGTGTTTCAAAACCACCGTCCATATTTGGTTTAGTGCTATATTTGAAACTTGACGCTTTACCTGTCTTAGGGGTTTTAGCTTTTTTAGATTCCATCATGTAAGATTCATCTTCTTCACCTTCCTCTTCATCTTCTTCAGAATCAGATTCTTCGTCTAAAGTGATTTCATACATAAATTCCTCATGGTAGGTCGGATTCATCGTTGAAAACTGAATTAATGATATCTTCAATAGATTCTTCAGAATCATCCATGTCCATTTCCTCTTCTGAGTCCATGTCCATTTCTTCTTGTTCTTCCATATCCCAAGTTTCCATCATATCTTCTTCCATGTTCCAACCTTCTTCTTCTTCAGATTCTCCAACAATCATATACTCGTCTTCATCAGTTTTTAGGTTGATATTACCAGCATCGTCTTTTGTAACGATGATGTTATCATCAGGACCCATTAACTGAAATACACGGCTGATTTCGTCGTTAGATTTTCCTCTTAAGTCGATTGGACTCATGTCTTCAACTTCGTTATCTGTATCCATATCTTCTTCAGAATCTTCCATGTCCATATCCATAGACATTTCATCTTCATCGTCAGACATATCAACATCTGTATCAATCTCTTCTTCTTCTTGTTCAGATAGAGATTCTTTTACTAATTCTTTAATTTCTTCCTTCATGGTTGAAGCAAGTATTTCTTTTGCGTTGTTAGCAACAGCTTCCTCAAGATTTTTCATTGAAAGGATAGCTTCTTCTACTAAAGATTTTTCTTTTGCCATTTTTAGTTGTTATTTTTATTTATATAAATATTGTTAATTTTAAAAAAAAATTAATTCTCACGTAATTGAGGTAAAATAATTTTATTTTTTTGCCAATTTTTGTTTTTCTAATTCGATAAGTTTTTCGATTTCTGATTTTCTGAATTCTAAATTTTGAAGTCTTCTCTCTCCCATTTTAAATAAATCATCTTCTAATGGTTTGTTACGGTATTGTTTTGTTTTTGTTTTTCCTTCGAATTGCATGTTGGTCATGAGGTATGGTTCATAGAATCTTGTCATACCTGAATTTTCTTTTTTGATTCTACTTTTCTTGTTTGAGAACGCCACATATTCATTTGTTTCTGTGTTCACGTAAAGAAATACCTGAACATTTTTTTCTGAATATTTTGTGTGGTCAAAGTTATAAGATGATACTTCAAAGAATGTGTCACCATCTCTATCAACAAAACTTGTTGCTTTTGTAAAAGGTTTTACTTGAACGAATATTTGTTTTCCGTTAGCTTCAACCATAAGGTCCATACCTTTTTTGGTATCTCTTACATCACCTGAACAGAATCTCATTATGTTTGTATCTGAACCAAAAAAATCTTTTAAAATTTTTATTCCAAACATTTCATTTTGATTACCCTTTTCAATTGTTGCTCTGTTAAGGTTAACAAGTTCTTCGGTATATTCTCCATTAAACAAACTATCTTTATTGTCTGTAATAAAATCTATTAAATTTTTGTTTGTTATTTCTGTACCAGGATTTTGTGATGTAAAAAGTTCTTTGATTTTATCTCTAACTTTTGAATTGGTATCGAAACGATTTAAGACCGACCAATGGTCTACACCAGGAATATGTTCCCACACATAGATAACACCTTCGTTAGTGTCACAGTTACCATCAGGGTTCGGTAGTTTACCGTATTTGTTCAACGGTTTATATACCGCACGTAACATCTGACGTATGTGTTCTGCTATAGGGTCAGTTTTTTGCTTGAAATATTCTAATATTACTTGGTATTGTGTTTCTGAAACTGAAATTTTCATATTCCATAAATACTCGGTAAAACAAAAAAGGAGGGAAAGCCCTCCTTTGATGCATCAGTTGGGTTGTAACCTCTAACCAACTTCTCTTCTTTTTGTTTTTTTACCTTACCTGATTCTGAATCTACAATATCAGTGGTAATTTTTGCTACGAAATATTTCTCATCCATTTCCATAAGTTTTTTTTTTAAAAATATAATAAATAAAACTTATCTATCAAGGTATGCGGACAATTTTTTCATCAGTTCTTTTTGTTTATCAATAGAATCTCCGCTCATACCTGTTGTTCTTTCTGCTCTCATTTTGTTTTCTTCTTCTAAATTCTCTTCAAAGTTGAATCTTTCATTAGGTTCTGTAAACAAATATGCTCCAGGTGTTGATGGTGAAGAAACAAGGTCAAAACAAATAAGTTCAAAGTCATCTTGTACTTCATTTTGTTCACCAACTTTTTTTAATGAACCTACACCACGAGAAGAAATACCAAGAGTAACTCCTTGTCTTAAGTAGTTAGCTGCCAAATCACCTTTTGTTGAACAGATTCCTCTTTCGTGAAATCCTGGTGATGTTAACAATTTCAACTTACCCATTAATACTTTTCCATCCCACCATACTTCGGTGATGATGTGTGAAACTCTATCTAAGTCAATTAATGACGATTCAGGGTGATTTAATTCAGAAAGGGAAGTTCCCTTCTCAATCATTTTTTTATAATTGTCTGCTTCTCTTTTTAATATTTTTTCAGGGTATATTCTACCGTTTCTATTTGGAGTGTCATACTTTTGTAAAACTGCGTAAAATTCAAATGGTTTTGAGTGGTCTAAAAAATTTTTAGATTCTTTAATTATCTTCTCATTACCGTTCTCTTTTGGATTGATATATCCCGCATCGTACTCGATAAGAATTCCTTTCCCAACTTGACCAGGTTTTATTATTTCTAAGTTCATTTCAATGGTTTATATAATAAATATTGAAAAGATTAACTTTGTGTCGTTATTGGTTTCGTTTTATTTGTTTTTGAATAGTGAAACGAAAAATATTTGTTATTTGAAAAATTATTTTTGAAGATACTTTTACAAATTTCTTTAAGAGAATCTTTAACTTCTTTTGATTTAAAATCTAAAGTTGTATCTAACAAATATAAATTTACTTCTAAATTTAAAAATGATTTTTTCCCTTTTGATAATCCTGATGACCTTAAATCTAAATCAACAATAAATTTATTGTCATATATTCCCGTGTTTACCGACTCGTATACTGAATGTCTTATGGCTCTACTTAAGTTTGATACTACTCTTGTCCAATTCTCTAACTCTTCTTTTGGTTCAACCCATGTTTGAATGTTTAAATACAGTGATTTTAATTCAAATGAATCTACTGTTCCGTAAATTGTTTTAGCTGTTTTAAAACCATGTATTTTTGAGGTTTTGCCTTTTTTCATTAATTTTCATTTTTCCTAAAGTTTATTTTTTAAAAAAATAGGTATAAATGTATTACAAGTCAAAATTTTTTTATATTTGCAGATATTTGTAAAATATGTTAATAGTTAAATTAGATAAAAACACATCAATAGAGAAAGCCTTAAAACAATTGAAAAATAAGGTTATTAAGACTCGTCAAAGTCAGGAATTAATTAACCGTAAAACTTTTGTTAAAAAATCTACTAATCGTAGAAATCAAATCAATAAGGCAATTTACGTTCAGAAAATGAAAAACGAGAATTAAAGATTATCGTTTAAATCCGATAATTTGAAGTAATTAAGTTTGTCGTATTTTTCTGAATTAACCGTCTTAATTGTTTCATCAATTTTGGTGATAACTTCTGAATCATTTTCAGATTCTTTAATTACGTTTAATTTTTTTACAACATTCTCTTTTAAAGTTTCAAATTTTACTTCCAATTCTTTTTCATCAGTATTCAAAAATTTAATAAGTTCTTTTTTTTCAGTCTCATTTAAATTTTCAATATAATGTTTGATAGTATTGTTTGCAACACTAATCATTGAAGAAATAGGAATATTGATAGGAACCGTTTTCTTAACCGGAGTTTTA